AAGCCTAAAGATAGGCAAACATAAATCGCGTACCGGTGGGCTTACGGCTGCTGGCAGAAAAAAATATAATGCTGCGACTGGTTCTAACCTTAAGGCTCCACAGCCTCAAGGTGGACCTCGCAAGCGTTCCTTCTGTGCTCGGATGAGCGGAGTAAAGGGACCAATGAAAAAACCAAACGGCAAGCCTACAAGAAAGGCACTTGCTCTTAGAAAATGGAAATGTTAATTATGGCACACAGCAAAAAAGGGTCATGTGGCTCTAAAGGTAAAGGCGGAAAGAAGGGGTACAGATAATGGCAGCTAAACGAGGACTCTATGCAAACATCCACGCCAAGAGAAAGCGTATCGCTGCTGGCTCTGGAGAAAAAATGAGAAAGCCCGGAGCTAAAGGAGCTCCTACTAAAGCCAACTTTAAACGTGCTGCTAAGACAGCTAAAAGATAATGGCACACCAATCTGATAAAATGAGAGCGAGCATCACCAGCTTTGAATTTTGTAACAAAGAAGAGGAAAAGAAAGAAACTGATAAAGAACTTTCTGACGACGATAACTCTGATAACTAACATCTTTATCATTTCAGGTGTCACTCGACACTGGAGTTCACCCCATAACCACGATGAAAAACTTTATACAGATAATAGATAACGCATTTTCAGATAAATTATGTGACGACTTAGTTCAGTTCTATCACGACAACGAAAGTAAAATGAATTTACTTGACTACTCCTTTGATGAAGATGGAGAAGGAGCAAACAATGTTCGTACAAACCAGCTACTATTATGTAATGTAAATTCAGAAGAGTCTAATCTTATAAGAAGAATCCAAACTTCTTTACAAAAAGTTGTAGCTGAATACACAGAAACAGTAAATACATTTTGTGCTCACATAGACGAAGGTCTTTATTTAAGAAGAATACATGGTGCTACTAGAAATCATACAGATGGACTATACTGTGTTGATGATAATAATAGATTATTTGAACGTAAGTTAAGTGTCATCGTAGGTTTAAATAGTGATTTTGAAGGTGGGTTGTTTACATTTCCATTTCAGGATTTTCAAACTACAGTAAAGAAGGGGCAAGCTATTTGCTTTCCTCCTTACTATACTCATCCACATGAAGTAAGTGAACCAACTAAGGGCTATAGATACACAATTAATACATGGCTAATAGAAGTTCCAGAAGGACTTAATCGTTCGGCAGATGCTTTTAAAGGCTTTAAAATCTAATTTATATAAATCGTCCGTTCATCCCTCACGGGACGCATGACGACTAAGCATGGAACGGGGCTTAGTATATGGAGATAGCTATGAAAGTTACTTTCGTATATCGTGGCGTTGCTTACACAAGAATAGTCAAATAGGTGACCTAGGGGAGGTTCGACTCCTCCCTATTCAATTTGGGAAAAGCCCTCTGAGGAGGATACCTTTTACCCGTCGACGGTGGGAAAAGACCACAAAACGTGCCAGTCTCACGTTAGACCAATTAAGACTGACAACATTCTAACGTTAGGAACGACCAATAATACCCTTACATTTAAGATAAAATCATGGCTCATCAGAGTTCCGATTTGACTACCTCGCTAACACGCCAAGGTCAGTCAAACTCAACAGGTGACGCCCGTCAACTTTACCTTAAACTGTTTAGTGGAGAGATGTTCAAAGGATTCCAGCACGAGACAATCGCTCGTGACATGGTGATGAAGAGAACACTCAAGAATGGAAAGAGTCTTCAGTTCATCTACACAGGTAGAACAACTGCTGAGTTCCATACTCCCGGAAATAGTATATTAGGTAACAGTGATGGTGCACCTCCAGTCGCAGAAAAAACAATTACATGCGACGAGCTCCTTATTTCAAGTGCCTTCGTCTATGAGCTAGATGAAACACTTGCACACTTTGAATTGAGAGGAGAAATTTCCAAGAAGATTGGATACGCATTAGCTGAGAAGTATGATAGACTCATCTTCAGAGCAATCACAAGAGGAGCGAGAGCTGCTTCTCCAATTACAAAGACAAACTTTGTAGAACCCGGTGGAACACAGATCAGAGTTGGTACAACAACTAATGATTCTGACGCTTTCAACTCAAGTAATCTTGTAACAGCATTCTATGATGCTGCTGCTGCACTTGACGAAAAAGGAGTCAGTTCCTCTGGAAGAGTGGCGGTGTTAAACCCTCGCCAATACTACGCTCTTATAACTGAAGCTGGTTCCAACGGACTAATCAACAGAGACGTTCAAGGTACTGCGTTACAGTCAGGTAACGGCGTAATCGAAATAGCTGGAATCCAGATATTCAAGTCAATGAACATTCCGTTCCTTGGCAAGTATGGTACAGCTTACGGTGGAACAACTGGTAAGACAGCTCCAACCAACCTAGGTTCACACATTGGACCAGCACTTGAGAATGCTAATGGCTCTCAGACTGGTATCAAGAATGACTATGGTCAGGCTGCTGAAGTAGGAAGCAAATCATGTGGTTTGATTTTCCAGAAAGAAGCTGCTGGTTGTGTCGAGGCAATTGGTCCTCAAGTCCAAGTAACATCAGGGGATGTGTCTGTTGTATACCAAGGTGACGTTATATTAGGACGTCTCGCTATGGGTGCAGATTACTTAAATCCTGCTGCTGCTGTAGAACTATATGTTGGTGCAACAGCTCCTTCTGCGTTCTAATTTATACACTTTACACGGGACCTTCGGGTCCCTTTTTTTTTATGACTATTCAAATAAGCACCGATACCGAACTATCCGCAGTGAACTCTATCTTGGGTAGCATAGGACAAGCTCCTGTTACTAACATTACAGGGAACGCACTACAGAATCCAGAAATATCATTTGTTAAAAATCTATTAGACGAAGTTAATAAAGATGTACAGTCAACTGGTTGGCATTTTAATTCACACTATAGAGTAAAGCAAAGTCCTAACTCTAACGGTGAATACTTAATACCAGCAGATGCAATATCATATGACATCAGTGATGGACAGATTGACAGAGGTACAGATGTAACTAAGAAGAACGGTAAACTATATGACTTAGTACATCAGACATATACATTTACACAAGACTATCTTTTTGACATAGTAACTCTCTATGCTTTTACTGATGTACCTACACCTATACAAAGATACATAATTGCTAGAGCTTCGGTTAGAGCAGCTACTCAACTTGTATCAAACTCTGAGCTAGTTAAACTACTTAAGATAGAAGAAGAGCAAGCTAAAGCAAATGCTCTTAACTATGAAACAGAACAAGGAGATTATAGCTTTATGGGCTTCCCTCCAGAAAGTAGATACAGAGCTTATCAACCTTACAAAGCACTTATTAGATAATGGCAAACATTACACAAACTATACATAGCCTTAATGCTGGTATATCACAACAACCTGACGAGCAAAAAATTCCCGGTCAGGTGAAAGACATGGTTAACGCTATCCCAGATATTACCCAAGGTTTATTAAAGAGACCGGCTGGTAAGTTTGTGTCAACGTTAACAGGTTCAACAGCAGATGGGAAATGGTTTCATTACTACAGAGATGAGAACGAACAATATGTAGGTCAGGTACAACGAGATGGTACTATTAAAATGTGGGATTGCTTGACTGGTAATCCTAAGACAGTTATTGATGGAATAGGTAACTCTACATATCTAACCCATACAGGTGACGAAGATATACAGACATTAACTCTAAACGATTTTACTTATATCAATAATAGAACCATCACTACGGAGATGGATACTGTCACTGAACCTGTAGGTAATTATCAGAAAGAAGTTTTTATAGAATTAAAAAGTTTATCGTATGCTAAACAATATGCTTTAAATGTATTCGATAATACTACTACTTCAACAGTTCATACCGCTACAAGAATACGTGTAGAATTAGTTAACTCAAGTAATAACTACTGTGACTCTGGTTTCAGGATGAGAACTCATGCTGATAGAGGTAACAGTGGTAATGCTAGATGTGGTACACAAGCTGGTGATGGTAGAGATGCCTTTGCACCTAACGTAGGTACAAGAATCTTTAGTGTTAGCACAGGAGATACTCTTACTGACGAAGGAGCTCCGGGTGGAACTCTAGCTAACGGTAATCAGTCAGATACTAACTACAGCTACACAGTTAATATATTTAACTCATCTAACCAAGGCAGTCAAACTGGCAGAAAAAATTTATACTTCCGTATAGCTACAACTGGTCAGTCCGTACCTTACACAGAGGGTTCTGGAACTAGCCAGACTACAACATATCAAGCAAGATATACAACTACATACGATCTACTACATGGTGGAGAAGGTTGGAGAGAAGGTGATTACTTCTATGTATTTATGAAAGATGCTTACTATAAAGTAATTATAGAAGAATCTAGTGAATCTATTGTACAAGCAAACCTTGCTCTAGCTAGACCACAACCAACACCATTTGATACTGAAACAACAATTACTGCTGAAGGTATCCTTGGTGATATAAGAGCTGAGCTAATAGCTAGTGGTAATTTTACCAATGCAGATATAACATCAATTGGTACAGGACTACATGTAAAGAGAACTTCCATATTCAACGCCTCTACGCCCGTAGGAGAGCTGTTAAATGTTGTTGCTAGTAAAGTTAACGATGTCGGTGATCTCCCCTCTCAGTGCAAGCACGGGATGGTTGTAGAGGTTGTTAATAGTGTTGCTGATGAAGATAACCATTATGTTAAATTCTTTGGTAACAACAATAAAGATGGTGAGGGTACATGGGAAGAGTGTGCTAAACCCGGAAGAACAATAAGACTAAAAAGATCTAAGATGCCAGTTGTTCTGATAAGAACTGCTGATGGTAATTTTAGAATATCTGAATTAGATGGTTCATCATATACAGTCACTACTAATAGTGGTAACGTTACTTCTGAAGTTCCACAGTGGGATGATGCTTTAGTTGGTGATGATGTCACAAACCCAGAGCCATCCTTTATAGGTAAGAACATAAACAAAATGCTGTTCTTTAGAAATAGGTTTGCAATACTTGCCGATGAAAATATAGTAATGACCCGTCCCGGAGACTTTACTAATTTCTTTGCTAAGTCAGCTATACAATTAATAGCTAGTGACCCTATAGATATAGCAGCTAGTTCAGAATACCCAGCAATTTTATTTGATGGTATACAAGTAAACACAGGTTTACTATTGTTTTCTAAAAACCAACAATTCATGCTCACTACTGATAGTGACACATTCAGCCCTACCACCGCTAAGATTAATGCTCTTTCTACTTACAACTTTAACTTTGCAACTAACCCTATCTCTCTTGGTACTACAGTCGGTTTCTTAGATAATGCTGGTAAACATTCCAGATTCTTTGAGATGGCACAGATACAACGAGAGGGAGAACCTCAAGTTATTGAACAGAGTGCAGTAGTAGCTAAGTTATTTGAGAATGATTTAAAATTAATAAGTAATTCTAGAGAAAACTCAATAATATTATTTAGTGAAGACAGCACTTCGACCTTGTATGGGTACAGGTATTTCGATCAGATTACAGAAAGAAAACTAGCTTCTTGGTTTAGATGGACTTTACCGGGAACTATTAAGTACCATTGTATGCAAGACGATGCGTTGTATGTAATACTTGAGAACGGCAGTCAACGAGAGCTATTGAAATATAATATAAGAATGGATGATAATACTGTAGCTTTAGGCGAAGATAGAGTCCACATGGATTACTTAATGCCAGTATCATCTTTAGCGTCTAGTGCTTATAGTAATGGTAAAACTACATTTCCAAAACCAAGTGGTTTAAATGGTGTAGGTCAGATAGCAGCATATGATATAGATGACCCTGCTAATCCACCATTAGCTATTGGTAACTATGCGTTAGTTACAGTTAATGGTTCTAATCTAGAAATAAATGGTGATTGGACAGGACAAGATTTTTACATAGGCTACCTATATACTATGTCTATTACCTTACCAACTATATACTATGTAACTCAGGCACAGCAGAAATTTAGAGCTGATACAAGATCTGATACTATTTTACATAGAGTAAAGTTAGGGTTTGGTCCAATTGGTATTTACGAAACTGTTTTATCTAGAACAGGTCGTACAGATTACACTGAGTTATTTGAAGTCACACCGGCTAACCTTTACTCGGCTAACTCTGCGATTACTTTAGATGATAATAAATTAAGAACAGTTCCTATTTACGATAGAAATATAAACGTTAGTTTAACTATCAAATCTACACACCCAACTCCTGCTAATTTTCATACATTAACATGGGAAGGAGTTTACAACACTAAGAATTATCAACGTGTCTAAATACATCCACAAAGCAACATTGGAAGCTGCCATGACGGTGGCTTCTAATTTATTACCCGATGATTATCGGGAGGTTACAGAAGGTCAT